ATGTCATACTTCTCATCTGGAACATCGATATAGTGATCTTCAAATAGTCCTTTCAGACCACTTATGAAATCTTCTGCGATCTCACCTTTGAGTCCACGCTCAATAGCAAGTTCGTTTTCTGACATCCATTGTTCAACAACATAGTTAAGATAGTCATCAACCTTCTCAACCATACTTGTCATTGAAGTTTCTGCAAGTTCTTTCATCTGCTTGTCGTTTTCCTCCTGAATTTTTTCTAATTCAGAACGAACCTTTGACTTAATTGCAGACTCAAAAATAGTTGCAGCCTTTGCCTTAAATTCTTCCGAAAGTTCATCTTCTCCCTGAACCAATGCTTCAACATCTTGTGAAACATCCAAATCTTCGATTTTCTGGTCAATGGACTCTTTAACTTTCTCAGTTTCTTCTTTTGCTTCTTCCTTATCTTCGTCATCACCTTCTTCTTCCTCACCTATGACTTGTGAACCATAGATTTTAGAAAGATCTTCTTTTTTAAGAGTTTTTAAGTGATCAACTAGACCAGCAAGAATTTCTGATTTAAGTTTAGGAACTTCTCGAGCTTCCTTTTTAGTCTGCTCTTCTTCCTCACCTTCATCAGAATCTTCTTCTTCTTCGTCATCATCTTCTTTGACTTTAGATTCTGCTTTTGCCTTTTTTACATCTTTGGCAAAATCTGGTTTCTTCTTGGCAGTTTTCTCATCTTCACCATCAATTACTGTAGTCTCTGACTTAGTTTTTGATTCGGTGACTTCTGATTCTTCCAATTCTTCCATTTCTTTAGTTTCTTCAGACATTTTAAGTCTCCTTGTAAAGTTTTTGATTAATTATATTTATAAAATTAGAGTTTTGAAAGGAACATTTCAAAGGCTTCTGCCGTTTTATTTGCGGAAGCGACTCTTTGAATTTTGGCAACTTCTGACTCTCTGAGTAATCCGTTATCCCAAATCCATTCTTTCCCTTCCATTATTCCTTCCACAAACGCTTCTGGTGCAGACGGATCAGCAACGATGTCTCCTGCTGTTGCAAGATAAAAATCGTCTTTAACTACATTAGTTTGACCCCTCTTTTCAAGTGTTCCCATTCCTCTACTAGAGACTCCAAGTTTTGCACCCGCATTTAAAAGTTCCTTGACTATTTTACCATTCGGTGTGTCAAGAATCTTTGCTTTCCCAATGATATTATTACCTTCGGGATAAAGTTCTTCGATTAAATGAGAAACCCTGTCCAGATTGACTGTAGGCCCCTCTGGATGTCCTAATTCACCAAAAGCTCGCTTTGGTTGAACCAGTTCCTTATTATATCGTTTAACTTCTTTCATTAAAGTATCAAGAGGATACATTCGACCATTCCTATTTTTAGTCTCGGCCTGCATGAAAACCCCTTTAATTTTTAGATCTTTTCCATCCTTACCTTCAGTAAGAAGTTCAAAATCATCATACATTTCTGTGATTAATTTCATGTATACCTCTTTATACTAATTCGTATGATTTATGAACATGAATAATTGCATAGGAATTACCCGATACTGTAATACCAATATCTGCGGTTTGTGTTCCTCCTAATTCACATCCTGCTGCACCTAAATTCCAATGTCCTGTTCCTGTAAATGCATGAACAGCAGTACCACCCCTATCTATTGTAATTGATCCTGCGGTTTGCCAGAAAATTTCAACAATATGAGCTTTAGTTGGAGTGGCTTCATTGGTGCCTTTAAGTTCTGCTAATGTTATTGCACCATCAGTAGTGTCTATATGTAAAACACTTCTTTGAAGTGAATTTCTAATTGAATTTGCCATAGTTTATCCTAAATTGTTAGCATTTCTTTATCAAAATAACTCATAATATCTTTAACTTTTACACCATGTTTTTTTGCAACTTTCTCTACATTCTTATCGAATGTTTTTAGAAAATCACCTGGCTGTTTTTCCATTGAGGAAAAAGTATCATCAACTGCCTTTTTCATCTTAGGTGTAAGTTTCTTATAAGTAGATGATTTTTTATGTTCATCCTTTTCTATAACCCATGTATTAAATTCTTTAAACTTTTTCATCGGCAGTATCTTCTACTGGTTCTGGTTGTCCTTGTATTAAAGAATTTGCTACTTCTACTCTCTTTAAGTCAAGTGCAGATCCAATTTTTTGTGCCATTGTAGTTTTAAAATGTGATTCTGCATCTACTTTGTTGTCTTGTACTACTGCTGAAATCATATCTGGTAACTCACTCATAATTTATCTCCGTAAAGGTTTAATATTCTTCTTCATCTTCTCCGTCAGCTGGTGACTCTGAATCTATTTCTTTTTGCATAGAATCAATATCTTCATCTGACATTCTGAATACTTGTTTTTGAACGTATTTTTTAGAAAAATATTGTCCAATAAATGGTTCTAATGTATTTAGGACTTCTAATCGGTCTTTCAATAGATCCATATCTCGCATTTCTGCATAATGTCCATCCTTCATATACTGATATGAAAGATTATCCTTGATACTTAACCAATCTTCTTCTGCAACAACACCCTTGAGTAATAATTGTGTTTTAAGAATATTATTAAAAAGAACATTGAATTTCTTTCGTAGTTTCTGAACAAACTTAGTGAATTTTACTTCATCTCTTGTTATCTCTGCACCACGGCCTAAATTAAACCCACTCTCCGTTTCTAAACGACTAATAGGTATATTTAGGGATCTGTATAATTTCTTTTGAAAATATAGTATGTCATCAATCTCACCTAGATTTGAACCTCCAGGCAATGTAGTAATTTCTGTACCTCTACCTCCTTCTCTACGAGGAAGCCAGAAATCTTCTAACATACTCATATATTGTCTATCATCCCGAACTTCACCAGTAGATGCATTATACACCAACTTGTTTCGGTAACGATTCATAACATCTTTTAGATATTGTTCTGCCTTGACTTTAGGTAGATTACCAACATCTATGTAGAAAATTCTTCGTTCTGGTGCCCTTGCAATACGATAAATTACTACCGCATCTTCAATCATTCTTAACTGATTAACAGGCTTTATTGCTTTTTGTAAATATCCAAGAACCATGTTCTTAGAAGGATCAAATAATCCAGAAGGACAATTTGCAATAGCATCAGCAGTAATCTTGATTGTACCACCAACATTACTTGAACCAGTTTTTCCAGTTAAACCATTTTCATTATATACATAGTAATCTTCTACCACTGTAACAGTAGGAGAACCTTTTTTAGTTATCTCCCTATCTATTTTTCTTACTCTTTTTATTTTTAAAGCATCAATAAATCTTAATTCTTGTATTCCTTTTTGTGGATCATTTTCATCTATAATTTTATGAAAATGAAGCCTACCATCAATATACCATCGTCTAAAAAGATCATGCGCCTTATTATTAAAATCTAATAAGTTTAAAACTTGATCAAATTCCTCTTTAACTCTCTGCTTGATTTTTGATGAATAGGGGAGATTGTCAACATTAAGTGTAACAGGGGCTTTTAATTCCTCTGTATTCACAGATTCATTGACAATATCTTCGATAGCAAGATCACATTCTGGATGTTCTGAAGTTGATCTATAACGCCTAATAAGTTCAGACTCATTTTTAGCCTGACCTTCTATATCTAAAAATTCACTATAAAAACCAGCGGATGTCGTTGCTCCATCTTCTGGATCGGGGAGAACAAAAGTAGGTTGTTCTCCCTTTTCCTTAGAAGCTCTAGTAATTTGAAACCCAAATAATTGTGCCATAACACTCCGTATTCAATTTATCAATGTAAATATTTATACGAAATATTAAGTTGTAGTATTTGACTCAAAAAATTGATAACGATAGGTTATGTCGAATGTTTCTATAGCATCGTTTGTTTCGTATGCTACATCAATATTTCCAATGGTTGTTGGCCACAATCCTCTGAAGGTGTAAGATTTAATTACATCTCCAGCACGATCTAATTGATCAACAAATGCATCAACCATATAGTCAGCAGGATTTTCCAATCCACTATTATCTGACATTGAATTGATTTCATTCATCCATCTTTCAAAAGCATTACGGATTGCAAAATCAGTATCATTCATAACAGTTGTAGTCCATGTTTCAAATGTCCTATCCCCTGCAATATACAGAGAACGACCACGAAACTTGACATCAACTTCACCTAATGTCATTCCAGGCATATTAGTTGCTTGACAGAGAAAAGACATTTGTCTTGTTTCTCCACCTTGTGCAGCAAAGCCAGGAAAAGGCATAGTGACTTGAAACTGATTAGCTCGAGCTCCACCACCTTTTAATACTGCTTTAAAGTCGTTTATGTTTGCCATCTATACCTCCTATGCCCCAACTACTTCACTAAACGCAACACCAGTTTTCGTGGCGATGAAGTTTAATGAAATAAAGTTAATAGACCGAGCAGGCTTAACAAAGAT